AAGGCAGTTGATGATGAGTGGCTGCGAATTCATTTCAATGCCCTTGAATTAGTACAGGGCGTTGATTATACCTATAACATCATTGGAGGTCAGAATGAAACTCGTCCCATTCGGTATCGATGGTCCATTATTAACAAGGAATGGTTTAATGTCTTCTGTGCCGAGTATGGTAAGAAATATGCGAAATATGCACAAAGCAATACTGCACCTGAAGTCACAAGCGAGATTCAGCCCGAAGCAATCAAGTCTGCGAAGTGGATGGCAGCATGGGTATGGAATGTATCATGCGAACAGGCAAAATCAATCCTGTCTGGTCTTCGATTTGCAGATGGATGTGAGAAAGCAGACCGAAATATGATTTGGACTTCATCGCTACGATTCCGCGATGAAATTGTGCGACTTGCACTTCATGCAGGCTATTCAGCCCATTTTGGTCTACAATACTCAGAAGGGGCTATTAATGGAACAGATGTAGAAGGACGACCCATTATCGCTCGACACGACAATTGGAAGATTTCCTATACAGATACCTCTCGAGGCAGCGAGCCTGTATTGAATGCACATCGTGATATTAAGAAAGTAACCTATCATGGTCGAACATGGTGCGTAACGATGCCTCATGGATTCATTATCACTCGCCGCGCGATTCGAAATGAAAATGGAAAAGTAATGCAGGCATCGCGTCCGATTATCACTGGACAGTGCATTCCTTCGCGTATGACCATTGCGCAGCTCATGGAAACGCTCATGAGCAAACTGGGTTGCATGGCAGGCTGCCTTGGTGACGGCTCTCCCTTTGGTGAAACGACGGTAGACGACCTTGCAGGCATGCTGCGTGACCGCTATGGCATGGAGCCCTATGGAAATGAAATTATGTATAACGGATACACGGGGCGACAGATGGAAACCTCCATCTTCATTGGACCGTGTTATTATCAGCGCCTGCGACACTGCTCGGCAGACAAGATGCATAGCCGCGCATCGGGTCCGCTGGTGATGTTGACGCGTCAGCCTGCTGAGGGGCGCGCAAGGGAGGGCGGACTCCGATTTGGTAAACGAATTGCCAGAGTGCGATGTAAAAGTCGTGCTAGTCCCATATGGAGGGGCGACACTATCAAATTCAGGGAAACTCTCGCATGAGGTATCACTCCTAAGTGATGTAACGAAAGTTCATCATGGCTACTGGGAAAACTAGTAGGTAGAGGTATAATGTGATTCTAGAGACAATCCTGAGCCAAGATCCTAGCGAATGGATAAGGTGCAGAGACTAAATGGTAGTGGGCAAAAGCACACATGTGCTGATGCTTAAGATATAGTCCAGTCCCACCCGTGAGGGTGTTTATGATAAGCCCGGCATTCTTTCTATACAATGTAGAATACGGTCGAGTCATAGATAGCAATGATGTAGAGAGCAAATGCTCTACGGAGCGAGGTAGAAACGGAAATGGAAAGAGATTGCGTGGTGGCGCACGGAATGGCGGAATTTACAAAGGAACGTTTAATGGAGTGCTCAGATTCCTTCTCCTGCTACACATGCAAAGATTGCGGTCTTCTTGCAGTAGCAAACCCAGAACAGAGTATTTGGGCATGTCACGGATGTGGAAATACAACCAACTTTAGTCACATTCATATTCCTTATGCGACAAAACTTCTTCTTCAAGAGCTGGAAACGATGGGCATTGGATCGCGACTGATTACGAGTCAGAAACTAATTTGCCACCAGCCTCAGAAGTCGACTTCCTAAATTATAAAAATTTGATATATATATTTTTTATTGTGTTTATAGTATTAATGAGTGAAGAGCCAGGAGCGAAATCACTGTATTCACGTGCAACATTTACTAATTATACGATGATTTCTGTAGCAAGTGTGGGAGTTATTATTGCAGGCACATTAGACCCTACTATAAGTCAGAATGAATTATTTAATCGTCTAGCTACAAACATAGGAACACATTTAGCTGTGGGTGGAGGAACAGCATTACAAAGAGGTACTGCATATTTATCACAATTTAATAATAAAATTATATTTAAATCAGCGAATGGAGAATCGGGTATATATAATATGTATTAATAGTAACCAAAATAGATAAGGAGGCACTATATTACTAAAAAATAGATACTATTTTCTAGTATTTAAACCATAATGTTCTGTTTAATCAATTCGCGTGTATAATTGATAAATTCTTCCCATTCGATCGCGACATAGTGATTGATATAGGTGTCATATAATTCTCGAATAGTCCCTTGTCCTAAGAGGTAAATGTGTTTAGGAATATCCTGATCTGGATTGTGCTTTTTTAGCCACCATTCTTGCGTTTTACCCACTGTCGTTTCCGATACGATTTCTTTACGATGGATGCGTTGAAGAATCGCATATCGTTCACTTGGATGTACCATCACATAGGTCTTTTGAAAATCTTGCTTGAACATGTTTTATATTGTGTATTGTACTGATTCATTTATAAATAGTAATGTCAATTTTATGTTCATGTTTAAAAATCTCCGACCATCATAGAAATGAACTTCCTTCCCTACCTTGCTGAATACCTCGGTACCTTCTTCTTTATTCTTGTTGTGTTTGCGAGTGGTGGTAATCCACTTGCTGTTGGTGGTGCTCTTGCTATCATCATCTATCTTGTTTCTATGCATAGTGGCGCGCATGTAAATCCGGCAGTGTCCATGGTAATGCACCTAAATGGTTCTCTCACACATGGCAAACTACTATACTACATCATTGCTCAGGTTCTTGGTGCACTAAGTGCCTATTATGCTTATAAAATGGCTCGCTAATTTCTATATAAAGCATCACATTATTATATCAACAGATTGAGTCTATTGATATTATACCATGAAAACCATGCTCTATGTGGGAGCAGGAACAGATATTAGTATCACACGTATCTTTCCTGGAGTCCGTCATTTTGTATTAATAGATACCTTACCGCGAAGTGAATTTGATATGATGACACAACATGCACCTACACTTAACCATTATCGTACATCTTTTCTCTCTGAACTTTTTCAAGCGTGTGCTGATTATGGATTTGAATTGATTGCCTCTCATATGTATCCAGAACGTTATCAATGGCATCCAGAACAAAGAAAGGCATACCTTAAAAACAAAGAACCACGATTATATTATTATCCAACCCACCTTACGTTTCGTCATACTTCTAAAGATCGTACTCTTCATTATTACGTTTCTACGAATCTCTCTTCTCCATTAATTCAAGAATGGGATCAGTTACATACTGTACTACAATCTGTCACTCATCTCTATATATGCGGTTACTTTCCTCATCGTGACCTATTATCTTATCTACCTTATCCCCTTCTATGGTATACAGTTCATCGTCGGTTCTATGATACGGATTCTGATAAAATAGAAGGCACTATATTGGAAGCCCTCTTAGAAATGAATCATGAAGAATACCGTTCTATTGTCAAGCAATTGTTTCTTGTTTGTCCCCATACCTTCCGTATTGAAGTCCATCCATCAGAATATTAACGTCATTAACATCATTAACATCATTAACGTCGCCTCTTAAACATACCATATGCAATAAGACATAATATACCCACCACTATCATACGATTCGGCGATCCCATATAATTCATAAAGCCAGATGCCGTGATAAGTGATCCATCTTTGTTATAGGTCTTTGGTGTATTGTCCCACGCTTCTTTATCCATGTTAATTGGATCTCCATTCGGATAAGTATCTTGCACCCATCGTGTTTGAACATATTCCGTACCATTATTTTGTGCAGTATTAGGGTCAGAAATCCAATATTCACCTGTCGTAGGGTCTTGAATATGATTATAGGCATCACCTACATGTAATGTAACCTTTTTGCATTGCGGATACCCTGATCCAAAAAGAGTATTCATAAGGGGTGCAGGATTAAGGGCATGCTTTGCATCTTCTATCATGCCTGGCGCCAATCCTTTAAGAGCTGGCAATCCCATTTCATCCATTGCCCTTTTTACTCCCTCTCCTAATGCATCTCCACTAGGAATACCCTCCATATAACGCCACATGGTAGCACCATTAGAACAAGTTGTTCCTGTATTTAAAAAATAATTAATTCCTAATGGCTGAAGATTCATTCCACTCGTCAATGACGTAGAAGGTGCGCCAAAACCAATTTGATCCGTGTAAAATCCTACACCTTTTATTGCATTTACGACATCCCCCATAGAACTACCTACATTGACACCTAGCTGAGAAGGTGTCAGCATAGCATTGGCTGGACTATAACTACTACCAAAATCCGATGCGGAAACAGATGTATTCGGAAGGATAGAGCTTCTTGTTTCTGAACCCTGTTGTAGCCCTGCACTCATGTCTATGTAGGTGTAGCATTTTGTCTGACCTCATAACACTTCTAAGCCCATTTTTAGTACCGTATTTGATAGATTACGTATGGTATTACATACGACAAGTATTTTCATTTATAAGGAACCACTCCACCGTATTTGAAATACCGTGTTCTATCGGTGTATATGAAAATGATTCATTCTTCACAAATTCCTTCCACTTTTTCGTAGAAACTGTTTTCTTATATTGACCATCTGCATAAGCAGCATCCAATACCACACGATGCTCATAATCAAAACAGCGGGCAATCAATCGTCCCACTTCTTCAATGCTCGTCTCATCTTCCTCTGGAACAGACAGAATCATATTAGGGGCAGTTCCTTTTTCTACCACTTGCATCATCATCTTTGCCAAATCTTCCGAATAAATAAATTGTCGCAACGGTTTGCCCGATCCACGAATAATAAAATCCTCACCCTTTTGTTTTGCCAAATAGCATTTATGAATCAGAGCAGGTAAGACATGTCCATTTTCCAAATCAAAATTATCATGCGGTCCATAAATATTAGTTGGTGACACACAAATGAAATGACTTCCAAAATTTTCACGATACGCACTGCACTGGATTTCTAATAGACGTTTTGCATACGCATATGCATCATTGGATGGATGAGGTGGACCATCATGAAGCATCGACTCATCAATCGGATACGTTACCTTATCTGGAAAGATACAGGTAGAAAGACATGCCACTAGCTTCTCCACACGAAACTCATGCGCACACGAAATCACATTAAAATTAATATGAACATTCTTCTCTAACATTTCCACCTTGTTATTCATATTCTTATATAGTCCACCTACACAAGCAGCCAAATGAATCACTGTGTCAGGCTGATACGTGATAAACATTTTTCGTGTCTCTTCGATGAGACTGAGATCAAACATGGAGGAGGAGACAAAGATAAAAGAGCAGTGAGGATATGTTCTGGAAATGGTACGAATGGCGTTCCCTACCAAGCCTGAGCCTCCTGTTACCAAAATGATTTTCATGATATCATTTTATCTAGTGGCGGGTTTATACTCTTGCGTCTCAAAAATTGATTCTTTTTTTATCTGCATAATAGGGCAACATGGAATCACTATTTAACTTTCGTACCAACTTCCCACCTATCAAAGAGATTGCCTCCTTTGAAAGTTGGGAAGACCCCGATAAGTCTCCGTCACCAATCATAGATATCGATACATGCCCTCAGTGTTTTAATACCGATTGCCTTTATTCTACTGACCTACTCACTTGTAAAGAGTGCGGTTACATCATTGCTCGCCCCTTTGATAATACGGCTGAATATCGCTACTTTGCCCAAGAAGATCGTGGTGGTGACCCTACACGTGTTGGCGCTCCACAGGATCCGCGATTGCCTGAGGCGTCTCTTGGCACCGTCATTCTACATGGATACGGTACAGCAAAAGCGATGTATCGGGTGAGAAAATATCATTCGTGGAATACCGTTCCTTATAAGGAGCGTTCTTTCATTCAAACGTGTGAACGACTTTCCTTAATTGGATTGAATTCAGGTATCAATCATTCCATCATCGAAGAATCTAAAAATCTTTATACCACGTTACAAGAAATTGGTGGACGTCAAGGTTTAAGTCGTGATGCGCTTCTCTCCGCGTGTCTCTACATGAGTCTGAAACAATCAGGTTCGCCAAGAAAACCAAAAGAAATCACAGACATTTTCGGACTTACCTCCGCTACCTTTACCAAAGCACTTAAACAAATGCAGGAAGTGATGGCACTTGCTCGTCAGAAGGGACTTCTTCATATGAATGCCACGAATAAGCCAAGCCAGTCCAGTACCAAGGCGGTAGAATACATTCAATTGCCGCTTTCACGTCTCCCTATTCCTCGCACTCAGATGGAACATCTGCATACCCTTTGTGTACGAATCGCTGAAAAGGCAGAGGAAGCTGGATTGTCGCAGGAGAATATGCCACCCAGTTTAGCAGCAGGCTGTATTGCATTTGTCATTAAACGTTGCGATATTCTTAGCATTACTGTTACAAAGATTGCAGAAGCGAGTGAAATATCGGTTGCTACATTGCAGAAATGCTTGCGCCGACTGGAATCCTATCATGAGATTCTTGAAACTGTTTTATAAAAATAATAAAAGAGAGAGTAGTATGGGTTCTAATTCATCGAGCCCGATAGGTGCTTCTGCACACGCTCAAGCCTTTAACAAAAATGAATATACACGTATGATTATGGATGAACTACTCAATTATATGATAAAACAATTAAGTGTACGGGATTTATTGCATATGTCCAAAGAATCAGAATGTAAAAAATATATCTTATTCAAAGCAAATGCTATCTATCAATATTTCTATGAACTTCGTGTCTTTCCTATGAAAGATGCCAAGGGATTACTTACGTTTCGACGAATAGATGATTTAGTCCATCCAAAAGGTGAGCAAGAAAAAGAACGACAAAGTCTATGTTTAGTGGTGGCTTATTTTTATACTCGTATTTTTCAGATTTATGGAGCACTTGCCCTTACTCTCATTGATGATATGAACGCTATGACATCCAGTGGTCTAATGACTACCTATCAAAGAGGAATAAATCTTCGTGGACATACTCCTGGATACCGTGATGAAACAGTGCAACACTATTATGGAAAGGGTGGTGCAATACAATTAGCTTCTAGTAAGGGAGAAAAGAGTTCATTTAAAAATTTTGAATGGATTCGTTCTTTTTTAATATCGGATACTCAAACATCAAATGGATACACGACACGATATGCTGGAACAGGTGCAGACAATGGCACAGTCCTTATTAAAATAGAAAATTTTCTGAAAACCAAACCTCAAGGTCAACAAATTATTGGAACTCCACCACCTATCACATTTCAGAGTGCAAGTTTCTTTATTAACATTAATGCAGCTGGGTTTAACCAGTACGAACAATTAGATTTATATACAAAGATAAATGGTGATATAATTAAAGTCAAAATAGGTAATCTTACCTTTACAAATAAAGAGAAAAAAACCATTATCATCGATAAGTTTAAGAAGACTTTTCATGTAAAACAGGAAGTACCCGACTATATGGTATATCAAAAAAATAAACAAATCTCTGACGTTCCTACCTTTCTGTCAGGTATCTTCTCTCAAATCATACGCTATCTTCGTCAGGCTATCAAAGAATCAGAAGAGACTATCTATACACGTGATGGTCGTAGTAAGAGTGATGATCGTGATGATCGTGATGATAGTGATAGTGATAGTGATAGTTGGGATCGTAGTGTTCGTAGTGATCGTAGTGATCGTAGGTATACTGATCGCAAATATGGTAGTACCACCGTTCGTAAAGAAGAAGGTATTACCTCCCATTTACGAGTTGAAAAAATGATAAAGGATCTTACTGTGCGTAGACCACTTGGACATTGTATCGCGCGAGCCCTTCAACTTCTTAAAACGGAGCCATTTGCCAATCAACCTGGTATTTCTCAGATATGCAGTGTAGCATTTGATGGAAAAAGCACAGACCGAATTGGACTTCCAAAAAGTGGAAAGCCACTTAGTGACCATCCTGGTCTATTTGCCTTAGCCAATCTATTCTATGATACGGTCACAATTGGATCGCCTAATCTTACTATTGGAAGAATTGGAGTAGATGGTCAACCCTCTACCTTTGATGAATACGTTGCATTTATGCAAACCTTATCCATGCAATATACAGGAGCGAGCACAGCTGATTGGAATAAGAAAGGTCTATCGGATATCACAAATAAACGTGATAAGGCTCTTTGCAAAAGAGCAGATGAAATTCCATTATCATCCGATACTACCGAGAGTGTGCATGAGATTGTAAAGTCCATGTTTGTTCAACAAGTTGAACATGCCTCCAAATGTTTTGAAATTATTTCTATGCTGTTCACTATTACATACGATCCTACTACTAAGAAACCTACTATGTTTAAATTAAATGATGATATTATTGTAAAAGGATTTCCTGAATTAGAGCGTGTCAATCGCGAGGCAAGAAAAATTCTTGTGGAATATTATACAAGTTGTGAAAATAAATATAGGGATGGTATGAATATTGTACTGAATGGACAAAAGGCAAAAATAGATCCAGTTGCCCAAGCAAAAACAAGAGAAGAAGCAATGAAGACTCAAGCTTTGCAGGGAAAAGCAGCACCTGTTGCACCTATTGCAGGAAAACCACCTGCAGCACCTATTGCACGCGTTGCAGGAAAACCACCTGTTGCAGGGAAACTACCTGCTGTACCTGTTGCAGGGAAACCACCTGTTGCAGGGAAACCACCTGTTGCATCCCGTACAGCATATAGACCTAATCCAATAGGCATATAGACGTATCCATAACACAGTTCGTAGACCATTGATACGTATACCAATGAAATGTCCCATCATTTATCCAATCCAAAGAATTATTTCCCGTCCATCGTTTGTTCATCCATACATAATCAAACAAAGGTAATGTATTCGTTAGCTCTATCGCAGCCTCTTCTCGTATCTCCTCTGTCACCACCGAACTTTCTAACCATGCTGTGCACCATCCCATACGATCCTTATCTATCCGCTGATATGTATCCTGAAAACACGCCAGAATCATATGATATCCCTTCTTATATAATCTCCACTGTTGAAACCCATTCTTATTACGAATGATGCACACCTGTGGATAAATACGATGGTACACGTTTAGAAAACGATGCGCCTGTTCTACCGATAGTATACGAACATGTGGTGCTTGCTGTAAAGTAGGTAAGCGGCGAAACACATATTGTCCAGAATATAACGGAGCATGTACAATGGAGAGACGAAAACCCTCCTTTAAAAACATGGAATAAGGACGATCATTTGCTGTTACATATCGTTGAAGCTCTGTTAATAGATAGTCACCTACTCCTCTTTTCCGCCAATCAGGATGAATACAAAATGCATCTACACGATGAATCGATGGCGAATCATTTGCCATCAATTGACCCACGTACCGATAACGTATGGTGCCCACCAATCTCCCCTTTTCACAAGCCAGTATAAAATAATCGGTGGGACCAAGAAGATGCGATTCAGGAATATCGAGAATCGGTGTATGGGGTGGATTTCCAAAATAGTTTCGCAAATAGTCCCGTATTTCTGTTAAAATAGGTGAAGATAATGGAGTATTACGACCTGTAATGAATATGGCGTCTACACCAGGAGATGGCAACGGATCCTTCTTTATGAGAAAAGGTTCAAATGATTTTGTGGCAGGCGCATGGATGGAAGAAAACCAAAAGACCATTATATGATATTATGATTTCATTACTTAAATCGTTTCTCATTTGTAAAGAGTATAAACTCTTTATCAAGATAAATATGGAGTATCGCCATCTCTCATTCATGACTAATCCACTCATAGAAGAACCGCTCACAGAAGACCATACAAGTACCTCATTTTCCTATTATGAATCCATTCAAGAATTTAATCAATATCGTTATGGTGGTCTATCCTATTCCATGTACCATATTTGGAAGCATCTACTACATTTGATTTGTGGATGTGGCTCTCGCAGGACCAAATAGGACTCTTATTATAAATAGATCGCCTGTTTTAACGTAGCACAGGTCCTTTCACATGCATGATATAAAGGGCTGCAATATCAGGGCACCATCTTGGATTTAATCGTGTAGTTCGTGGATGAAACCACGCCACTGCATTTTTCTCTTTTCGGTCACGTTTCCATCTCTCAAATCCAGCAGGATGCTTTTTAATCCATTCAAATACATCAAATGATTGTTTCACTTGTTCAGGAGTAAGAAATCCTTGAAAGATATGATATTGAAAATAGGTATTCGGTGCATAATCATTTTCCTGAGATTGAAATACAAGTCCCGTGTGTTTTACTTGTGTTACATCTGTAATATGCGATTCCTCTTCTGTTTCTCGCAACACATTATCTTTTAATAATTCGAGAACTGATTTGCGTGTCCCTTTCATTTCCTTTCCTTCCATTTGTCCTTTCGGTGGTTCCCAGGCAGCGGAGCTAGCGCGTTTCTTTCGATCTTTTACTACCAAAAAATGCTGTGAATGAAAGGGTTCCGATGTAGGATGAAGAAAAATACAGGAACGTAAATAGACGCGCCATCCTTCTGTAGGATGCTCCACATAGGCATATGCTTTGAGGGGATCAAAGGGAAGTTTTTCACTACCCCGTATTAATCCTTTTTGAAAGACATCAAATAATGGTATATCCATCATCCAACCTATCTTTACTATTTATAAATATTATCTATTAATAGTAATTATGCGTACTCTCATCAAAGAGGCTATTTTCCGTCTTACTAAAATAGCAGACATCGGATATGTTGTTATTATTTATTTTATCATTGGCATTGCTCTTGCCAAAGTAACAGATGTGATTGTTGGAACATATGATCCTGAAGCTGATAAAAATAAATCTACTATCCGATTATGCATTGAAATCATGGGTATGATTTGGTTTAATCTTATCCTATTTTATATTGCAAGAAATTTCATACAATGGATTCCCTCTCCTTTCCATAATATCTACGGTTATGATCATTATCGCCTCAAAGAATTAAGTGACAGTGCTGTATTAGGGGCATCTTATGTCTATTTTCAAACTAATTTGCGCAGCAAATTAGATGATTTAAACACGCGTATGTCTCTTGTAGAACCTGTATCAATGTAAATCTCATTCTGAATTTCTCGTAAAAAAGAGTAAAAACCCATATTGAAAGGAAAGGGGAGTCATATCTACATACTTTGTATACTTCCATCCATTCTTCACCGCTTTTTTAATAATATCTACCATGCTTGGCATAACCATACTGTGTTTTTGGCGACGAACAGAACCATCCTTAAAGCGAAAGGTTTCACGAAATTCCGCATTTGGATCATTCAATTCAAATACGGCTTCATAATCAAACTTATCAAAGACAGCTTTCGATGTAGTAATGCGCTCCTTTGAATAATTCTGTGGTGAAATTCCTACCCACGGATTAGCGCAGTCGAGAACGGGTACAAATTTGTATTTATTGACAACTTCAATCGCTAAGCAACCGCCTGGTTTGACCCAGAGCGCCAAATTTCTGAACAAATTGTCTAAATCCTGAAAATAGTAAATCGTAAAATACAAGAGACAGGCGCTGGAAAATTCAGCAGCGGCTGCTGCGCCTGGTCCAATGAGATCCGCTGTCCTAAACTCGACATCCTGTTTCTGTAAATCCGTCAATGTAGTACTAGGCAGTGTCGTACCTTTCGCATACCGAATCATCGCTGGACTCTTATCAATTCCTACACTATGCCCTGCTCCCAAATTCGCAAAAGCACATATCGCAATACCAATTCCACACCCTGCATCTAAAATCGTCAATTGATTTTTCGGCTGATGCTTCGTAAATTCCTCCATACAAATAGCAGCTTCCGCCTGAATCAAATTCTCATTCTGTGTCAACTTCGTAAAAACCGATCCATAGAAATCATCATATAATTCATCATTTCCTAGCCATTTATATTGTGAAGTGGATGCATCAGAATCTGTTACAAATCCTTCACTCACCGTATAATAATCCAATGTCGTCAATTTATCCATCGATAAAATGATAAGGTAATTAACAATAATAAGAAGCAGTGTGACCATCAGAACTGTTTGCCAGGTATCAAAGGTAAATAGAGTGAGAAAACACGCCAGAATAATAATGGCGGCATAAATAATAAATTTGTGAAAGATTTCTTCCATCCTACTTTCTCTATCAGTTATGTATGGATTTTCTAGTCACACGTTTTTTCTTAGAAATACGACGACATGTAATAGCACTCTTTTTATGTCCACAATCACTGGAATAACCCGCTATCTTCTTACAAATAGAAGTATAGGGATCCTTGAACGTCGCATCCATGCTACATCTCATTCTCCATAACCAATTCATCGTTGACTTGCGACAGGTAAGAGTAGGTGGATGTTGTTTTTCTGCCTTTTCCCAATGGGATGCCATGGGACGAGGTAATACAGCCGGAAGAAAGACCCAAAATCGTCTAAACCAATACATTCGCCATTTCATAGGAAGGACATTCCATTTATTTCGTTCACAATGCTTTTTACAGTGATAGACTTCCTTGGGACAATTTGGTATTGGCAATGAATGACGTGATGTTTCCTTTGGATGATGATATCCTACCGCAAATAGAAAATCCCATAATTGTACCATTTGCTGTTCCCATGGACATTTCAACATTTGCTCATACAATTTTGTCACATAGGCAAAGGATGGATTGGTATGAGGATAGATTCCTTGAGTACGCAATTTATGATTGACACAATTATGAATGGTATACATCCATTTTTTGACATCCAAGGTAGGAATCATTCCCATTTTATCTATTTCAAAAGGATGCTCACGATAATAATCCGTTAACGAGGTTCGGCAAAATTTGCAGGGGAGAATATAGGGGATAGTCTCAAAAAATCGTGCATAGGTAATAGCATTTGTTGCAGAATAGGTGTAATCAAACGATATAAGATGGAGTAATTTCCATCCTGATGGACCCCAAAATCGCGTGTCCATTTCTCTATCATTTTCCAAGATTAATATATCACAATTGATGTGATATAATAATATTGTATTTGTATTATATTGTGATTTATACTCTGCCAAAAGTGCTAAAACTTAACGGTGCCAAATAGGGACGCACTAGTGAGTCATTTTCAGGTAATGCATCTTCTGCCTTACATTTCACAACAGCCGGAGGACACTTTGTACGAGGGCATGGTGCACAAGAGGGACACTTTGTGGGCTCAGGACATTTTACCTCAGGGCAGCGCGGGCGCGGGCAGGGTGGACATTCTCCCTTTGCCTTCTGACACTTGGAGCAGTCTAAAATCACGGGATTCTGCTTTGGAATGGATGTTTTTAGGACGTAATTGCTTAAATCAGGAACGGGTGGACATTCACTCTTTAGGATATAATTACTCATATCAGGTAAAGCGGGGCATGGTGGAATAGAGCTCTTCAGTACATATTTACTCATGTTTGGCTGCTTACATTCAGGGCATGCCGGGTGACGAGGATGGGGTCTAGGGCAGCCACACGGAGATGGTTCTCCGCAGCTGCTACAAGCACCATCGTAATTTTCAAAGTTTTCATATGTTAACCATTTTGAGAAAAATAGTCCAATGGCGAGACCGATCACAAAAATTCCTGCTATATGAATTAATGAACTTGTCATTCTGTTGGTCACCTACTTTTTAAATGGTAAGAAATATGAAAAAATGGTTAGATATCTTATGGTGTGATTTCCCGAACAAAAATAATATCCTCAAATTGTCCCAATACCATATTCATTGCGATCATTTTTCCATTACGAATACGTTCTGCATATTCCGTTTTTGGACAAATGTAATATCTCGCAAAATAGGTGTGCAAATCTTTGGTATCCATGATATATTTTTGAATAAAGACATATGCACTCTCTTCCGATGGAAACGTACCAAGCAGCTGTCGTTCATGAAAGGGATGGTCGACTGCACGCATAATCACTTCCGATTCCACAATATATTCCGCACCCATTGTTCAAATCCTATTGATGGGTTTTATTTTGCGATTCGCCATCCTGGCCAATCCATCGGTGGACATCCACATGTAACAGGCAGACTTGGATCCATCGTTGCCTGTAAACGTGTACACATCATATAAGCATATCCTTTCCACGGAAAATCATTAGATACTTTTTCTTGAGGCAGCATGATTCCAAAATCAGACTGCTTTAATCCGCGCTTTTTCACCTGTTCTTCAATGTCTTTGGCACGCTTCTTCCAATCAAAATGCGATGGTCCGCGCCCTGCATCTATTGGCGTCGGTGCCATTCGATCCGTAACATTTCCTACATCCATCGGAGTAAACTTTGCATTAGAGATGTTATCTAAATCACATAAGGATGGAAAACCGGTCTTATCAATAGTAGATGTATTTTTAGTTCTTTGCCCTTTCATAACTTCACGCGGGGAAGTATATTTTACCTCAAAGGAAGCACTCACACCATTAACAATCGTATCCATGTATTTATCCATTAATTTACTAATTTCTTGGGTCGTTTGAGGGTCACGTTGTATGTTGGGTGGTAATAAATTAGCAAGACCTGGAGAAAGTCCCGTTGCCTTAATTAGTTGAGGTAATGGTTCACTTGGTTTACCCAATATGGGTAATGCATGATTTAATTCTGCCTTTGTAATGGGAATATCTGATTCTTTGATGCTATGATTTTTGATTTTATTTAAAAGCTGTTCCATTTCCGATTTTATATTCGCAAGAGCTACCAGACGAGCATGCATAATAGGGTCAGATGTACCACTTGCCGATAAACGCATGGATTCTGCATGAATACGTACGATAAAATCGGATATATCCTTTGCGGTAGCATTCTCGCGATTATTGTTTAATTGATTTTGCTGTGAATAGGCATAAGCAGTATGTGCAGATGTGGTAGGAACCATACTCGGATCGGTTGAATTTGCGGGAATAAGATCTTGCAATAGTGTTCCTGGAGCAGGCGCATACGTCGTAATGGGCGTTGAAGTGACAGACATGGCGTCCTGAAATCCTTCCACTGGCTTCACAAATTCATAAATGGGACCTTGAATGGGACCAGCTGCTCCAATCAATCGCACTTTATCCTGTAAGAATGCGAGATTGGATGAAATATCATTCAAATGGGATAGTGTCATATTCGGCTGAATTCCTGGATTACGATTTAGAACGGACACTTCACTCTGCAAGGTATGAAAATCACTGCGTGCTGTTTGTAAAGGCAATTGAATCGTAGGGTCAGATCGTTTTGAAATTTCTTGTGCCTCAAACGCAAGAAATCCCTTCAGAAGTTCTAGAAGATTGATTAATTGTTGACGATTTGCCTTAATGAGTGTTGTATCCTGATAGGGTAAAGGGGATGCTACTGCAATCTGTTCATAGGGTGCATTGGGGAGCAGACCTGGTAAGGTAGATGCTTCCACGGGGCAATCGCTAAAAATAGACCCATTTGAGGCAAGTGTCGATACCGTATTCAATGGCATAGCGCCAGACGATGCCATAGCAGCCGGAGGAGAAGGTAACATAGATGGGATTTTATTCACTGGTATATTGATAACATGTGATGGTGAGGTATTCATTGGGTTAAATCCCTCTTTCTTAGATTCTGTAAGTGAATAAATCACAAGTAGAATAAAAAGTAATAATAAGAAGGCAAACATCCTACTTTCTTCTCTTATCTTTTATTTCATTATTTATCAATTTGATCTAGATATGATAAAATGAATATCTAGATCAAATATTGTTTCTTCTTCGTTATGATAATGTACTCTTTTTATAGGTAGATTGACAATATTCTTTTCCTTGTGCGCAAGAGGGTGTATCCTCACGTTCTTGCTTATCTTGTATAGCATCCTTTCTATATAATGAATCAATAAGACGTTTCTGTAATTCTTGTAATGTATGAACGGTTGGAGAAACATCTCCATCAGGTCCTTTCTTTCCCTGCTTTCCATCTGGTCCAATATCTCCTTTCTCTCCTTGTGGACCCATATCTCCTTGTGAACCCATATCTCCTATTGGACCCTTATCTCCTTGTAGACCCTTCTCTCCTTTTTTTCCATCCATGTCGGGATTAGTACAACATGTATAGCTATATTGTTTATTATTATTACGTATTGGCTTTTCTACCATTTTTCGTTCTAGTTGAGAAAGATATTGATGATCATCACATGAGATTAAATGTGAATTAAACGTAGAAGAGGGTATCGATTTTTTTACTATACATGATGCAATAAATCCTTCTTTATATTGATAATTGACTAATATAATAAGTATGACTAGAAGAGCACATACAGCTATTATCATCCCTACTATTTCCTATTTTATGATTGGTATATTATTTGCTAGATTGAATAGATTGATAGGATTGTCCTTGCATAATAGATGGACTATCCTTACTAGATAGGGATGGTATATCATTCGGAATTTGAGAATTTGTCGGATATCCTGACTTTTTGGTGGATATTATCTTTCTAATTTTGTCTTGTATCTCTAATAATGATATAGTTTGATCGATATCATTTGTACCATGTAAACTCATTGGTCGTAATGGATTCATTTGCCCCATTTGCCCCATTTGCCCTAATCGTATATCTTCTGGACCCTTTTCTCCTTGTGGTCCTTCTGGACCCTTTTCTCCTTGTGGACCTTTTCCTCCTGGATTACCTTGTGGTCCTTTATGTCCTATGTCTCCTCTATCTCCAGGAAATCCTGGAAGTCCTCTTGCACCTTTTTGTCCCATAGGAACGGTACAACATGTATATTGATATACATCATTTACAGATTTAAATCCATATAGATATTCATTATTACTACATTTGATATTTTGATTAATAAAGTCATTCATCATAGAATATCTAGTAACAAGGTTGCGACAACCAGGAGGGGATGATGCCATCCATTCTTCATTTGCAGTTATTCTAGTAATATCCATGGCTGTTTTTACATCTGTTCCTAGACGTGCCATTCTATCTATAAGATAATCATTTTATGTGATGAAACCGGAAATAAAATATTATTTTTGCCCATACATGTTATATTCCATACCTTGAGCAATAAATGGAGTGGGGAGTATTGTAGTTGGCTGTACTTCATTCTTGGACAAAAAATTCCGAATATGTTGCTGTAGCGCCAGTAATTCTATGGTACGTTCATTTGTATATGGATCGGTAGGCGCCCAGCGGGCTTCTTTTCCACGGTCGCCTCTTGGACCTCTTTTACCCATATCGCCTTTTGGACCAACAATTCCATCTACACCTTTTGGTCCCATTGGACCCTTACTGCCTTTTAGAAGTCCTTTTAGTCCTTGTTCTCCTTGTTCACCATCTTTAATGCGGCAACATTTGTAATCATAGCCTGATTTATCATCATTAGAGATAATGGCTGAAACATATTCTCTTTGTTTACATGCAAAAATAGGTAATTTTGTACTTTTAATGGTACATTGGCGTGAATTACGTGGATCAGATGGAAGTAGAACAGGTCGTACGATAGGGGGAGCAACAGGCGCAGAAGCAGGCGCAGGAGCAGGAGCAGGAGCAGGAGCAGTAGGAGCAACTATATCGGCGGATCCTCCAGAGGACGAAGTTAGTAAATCTGTTGGATCTGTTGAATCCGTTGAATCCGTTGGATCCGTTGGATCTGTTGGAGTGGGAGGAATGGGAGTGGGAGAAATAGGAGTTGGAGGAATAGGAGGAATGAGAGGTATATGAGGTTTTAGATTGGTTGGATCAGTTGGAGGAATAAGAGGAGTAGGGGGAATGGGAGGAATAATATGTATGGGTGATATTGAACTTTTTATACCTATGTCAACTGGAGTTGAAGTGGCAGTAAGAGTACCTTTATGCATTGAATCCTCTTGATGCATTGAATCCTCTTTATTTACAGATTCTTCTTTATTAATTAGATTAGTTGGAAACAAATGTGAATCAGAAATGTATTGAGGCATTATAGAAAATCCTTTAAATCCTTCTTGACGACTATGATATGATATCATTAGTATCATACATAGAAATAATAAACCAAATAATAAGCTATATTTTGTATTCATTATCTCCTCTATGTATGTATCATTTTATTATAAATCATATCATAATAAACCGGACAAATTAACATAGAATATGATTTAATAATCAATAGAGCATCCCCAACATGGAATTTCATCTTTCTTAATATATTTTGACATATCGTGATGCATTCTCTCTTGATCACATGAATCAGATGAATCCGAATTGCACCTATTTCCCATTGAGCTATCCCCCATTGAGCTATTTCCCATTGAGCTATCCCCCATTGAGCTATCCCCCATTGAGCTATTTCCCATTGAGCTATTTCCCATTGAGCTATTTCCCATTGAGCTATCCGAATTGCACCTATTTCCCATTGAGTTATCTGGTGCATTCTTTACACTAACATCCATCATTCGATTTGCCAATATTTCATTATGAACAATTTTTTGAATGTCATTTAATAAATTGCTCTGTTTATGAAGCGCCATCGCTTGATAGCCCGTATCAGACAATGACACATCAGGATTAATAACAGATGGTGTAGAAACAGGCATACTGTTAGGAATAATGGCAGGTGTAGCAGGAGTAGGAGTAGCAGGAGCAGCAGGAGCAGCAGGAGAAGGAACAGCTGGAGCAGGTGTAGCATTTATTGCAGCAATATCCTCAAATGCTTCCTTGTTATACGAATATGATAAAGAAATTGTAACAATTAAAATAATAAGTAGCGTGCATATACTGTATGTTAACATCTCTACTTCCTATTATATAAGTTAGATTGTAGATAGTTTAAAATTTGATTATCTACTATGCAGGTACAATCATCAAATGACAACATTACAAAACCGATTTATCCAAGATACCATTATCGAAATCGGAATCGATGAAGCCGGGCGAGGATCTTTCTGGGGACCCATCATGGCGGGGGCAGTGATTATACCTGAATCGGATGGGGCATGCAGCCAAAATGAAGCATGCAGCCAAAATGGGGCATGGACTGATGATCAGAAAGCCTTATTTCATACATTACGTGATTCCAAGAAAATAAGCCCCACAAAACGTGAAAAAATGGCAAACCAAATCAAAGAATTGATTCCATTATGTGCGGTAGGTATAGTAACTGCCGCAGAAATTAATGAACATGGAATTCAATGGTCCAATCGTGAAGCCTTTCGCCGTGCTGTTCTATCACTTCCTCTTGCTGATCACGCATCCTGTCGTCTGCTGATTGACGGTACATTGGCGATAGATAACTGGAATGGTGTCCAAGAAGTGATTGTGGAAGGAGATAATCAATATATGGCGATTGCGGCGGCGTCTATTCTTGCAAAAGTGGAACATGATCGTTGGATTCAGGAATATTGCCTGGCGCATCCTGAATGCGAAGATCGGTATCATTTGGTTTCGTCTAAAGGATATGGAACGGCGAAACATAGGGAGGGAATACGTATCTATGGAGGTCATGAACTACATAGAAATATATACATACAACAATGGCTACCTGGTGCGGCACAGACATCTAAGAAAAAAGGCAAAAAAGAAAAGTCAGACATATGTCTTATTCAATTTCATGCTGAATAATTTAACGATGACGACGGGTGCGACGGGTGCGGCATCCACGACGACGACGACGTCTTCCACCCTCTGTCTTACGACGACGGCTGTTACCACGACGGCTCTTATTGCTGCGACGACGATTCATACCACCACGACGGCTCTTATTGCTGCGACGACGATTCATACCACCACGACGGCTCTTATTGCTACGACGACGATTGACTCCTCCCTGTTGCTGTTCTTCAATTTCTGTCATGTTGCTCTATAGTAAAGGATCATATTTTTTTTACGCAACCTAGAAGGTAAAACAGGATGGATATCCGTAGTCCTATCTCATTTTAAAATTTGTGATTTTAAAAATCATTTTCTGTATCAACTATTCCATCCGTAATGTACCATCCACCCATGCATTCATAATTGCCAAATCACGAGCGCGACACTTTGAAAATGCCGTATAGCTATATTGATGCGCCTCGTTTCTTTCTATCGTTACATACTTTCCATTAGGCTGTGATGGATGACTTTCATCCGGAGTATTTGCCCCCCGTAGTCTTTGTATCCATTTAAAGGACTCATACGCAAATACCTGCTTATCCAATAAACCGACACGTGATAATACAAAAACACCAGGTGCACCCATACTTGGTAATGTGTTAATGGGTGACACGGATAATAATTCTTTGAAATTTAGGATGTGCTCCTTTGGATTTCCAAATTCTTTAAACTCCCCAATTGTAAGGGGTAATTTTGGGTTAGAACTAGTGCGAAGAACATCGACATAGGGTACTTCTGTAAAAGCAGCACCTACCAATTCGCCATGTGGAAAACGTGATACAATAGCACCAATGGAAAGACCGCCAGCAGATCTTCCATAAATTACTGTTTTATTAGGACCAAATCCTAATTTGTGTTGTGAATGGCGAATAACGGCTTCAAAATCATCTACGACAACATGGCGGTTATCACGGCGTGCTTGTTCCGCCCATGATTCATCATTATCTCCACTTCCACGTACCATCGCAAAGACAATTGCCCATTTTCTGGATAATAGCGGATACCATAATTCATAAGGCCAGTCAATTGATGTTATTGTACCATATGCGCCATACACAATAATAAATTGTGCCTTTGGTTTGACTCCTTTCTGTTTCACAATCAAATAGGGAACTTTTGTTCCATCCTTGGACGAAGCATGTAATTTATGAACTTCCAATGGTTTAAAACGAATAGGGTGTTCTACCATACGAATATTAGTATCTTTATGAATCTCATGATTGATAATATGAAATAAATAGGGTTCAGTAGTAGGAGTGCTTACAATAAATGATTCAATCAACATATTTTCCCACGTAGACCAACTATTGGGCGTAATGGAACCCACTTTTAATCGGCATAAGAGCACAGGTCGTTTACGAGAAGCACAATGCCATATACATTGTTCACCCTCATGAATCGTAATGACATGACCTGAATACAGATTCACCCATCGTATCTCTTCTTTTGGAAAATGCCATGTCGTAATGGGATACCCCATCGGGATCCATTTCTCCATATGAGAATTTCTTATGAGTGCACAGTCATCTCCGTCTACACTTTTTCCTAATGGCATTTGTATGACCGATTTTGGATAGAGCGGGACCAATGATAATCCATCTACACGATAGAGAACCTCCTTTTGAGGATCTGCTGATTTAAAATATAGTGTTTTATTGACCGCCTTCCATAGATAAATATTTCGCTCCTTATCTTTTTCACGATAGAGAATTCGATCTCCTTTTCCTGTATAGGCATTACATACACGCAATTCAATTGTTTTAAATGCTCCATCCATTTTAATATAATAGTAATAAGGACCGATGACCGCCATTTGTGGTGAAACCTCACGTTTTTTCCATCGTTCTTTCCCCATTGCATCCACACAAAGATGCTCATATAAATATGAATTATCTCCTACATTCCGACTATACCATACACACTCACCTTGTGTATCCATATCAAATGCATATTCATATTTCTTGTCCCATATCCATTTCCATCGACAACTTGTTCCATACATAATCGCACTGATATTACCATATCCAACAGTAATAGGAGGCATACTTGTATATTGTGCGACATCTTCCATTTCCTCCTCCATGTCTTTCGCAACTCGTTCCACCGACCGTTGCGAAGAAAGGGTATGATAGTTGTGTTTCTCTTGTTTTATTAAATTTTCCCATCGTTTTCCTTTCATAGGCTCCATCCATGCCCAAGGATCCTTCCATGCGAGATATCCTATATTTCGTACTTCCTCCGCCATCTACTATCCATACAACTTAAAAGATTACGAGATATATCTTATCAAATGGCACCCCTTACCGTCAACATTCTCTATAATCGGACCAATACATTTGGACTTACCGATGACGTTGCTGTGATTGAACGACTACTAAAGAAGGCTCAGGACTCTATTGGACAACCGATACAAAAGGCAAAGGTGGTGGACATTCGCGAACCCCTTAGTCACTGTGATATTCAATTTCATTTGGAAACCCCCATTTTTGGTGCGATTCCATGGGGACATACTAATGTAATTCTCATTAATCCGGAACAATGGTCTTATTCGTATGATGCTTATGTACATGCATTTGATGCATTGCTCTTTCGCGATCCTCATTCCGCCGCCGCCTTTCGTGCCGATTTTGAAAAGAAAGGAATTCGTTCCGATCATATCGCTGTCATTCCATGGTGCGCCTCATGGAACAATGACATTCCAGCATCCAATACCTATTCTGATTTTTATAATGGATTTGTTTGTTTTCTGGCGGGTTCTTCCAGCAAGTATGAATATCTGAAGAAGTTACTCCCTCATTGGCGTCCATCTGATCCTCCGCTCACGATTTATACCACAAGACCCCATTTCGTGGATGAGCTACAACAGATGGGTCTACCTAATAATGTCCGCGCGATTTGTAAAGACATGGACGTGATTCCACGTTATCGTATCATGGGTTCGTATAAAGGGCATCTCATATGCAGCCAGGGAGAAGCGTATGGATATGCCGCCGCTAATGCAGAAGTACTTGGTGTTTTCACAATTATGAATTCGCTTCCTGTCTTTCAGTATAGCTATCCATACAATCATGGAATTGCATGGCTTTCTAATTCGTATACGCCATCTGATAAGGTTCGTTATTTGCTTGCAAGTCCAAGTGATACTATTCGCGAAGAATTGGAAGAGGCATTCAGGCTATTTACTATAAATGATTTTGGTCAAATTCGTAGGGTGCGTCAAATGAAAGCGAAGGAACGCTTTACTTCCACCATGTTAGCCTTTATGCCGATTATTGGTAGACTACAACTACTCATTCAGATGCGTCAGCCGGCAAAGAGTGTCATTCATTGTCCACCCATTCTTCATGCAGCCGATTGTCCACCGATTACCATTATTACGCCAACCTATCAGCGAAAGAATTTGATTGATATTGCGTTTCACAATTTGCTCGCCACAGACTATCCGCATGAAAAAATCGAATGGATTGTCATTGAAGACAATGAACATGCTAGCCAGATGGCAAGTGAAAAGATTGTACAGTTTCAAGTACAAGCTCCTACCATTCAATTGAAATATATCCCTATTGAGGGACGTATGTCGATTGGTGAAAAACGTAACATTGCTATTCAGCATGCTACGAATGATATTATTCTCTTTATGGACGACGATGACCATTATCCTGTTACGTCTTTTCGACGCCGTGTTGCATGGCTTACTAAGGGTACGAAGTGTGGTGAGACAGGAAAAGCGTCTATTGTCTGTTGCACAACCTTAGCACTCTATGATTTGATGAAGGGTACCTCGGCGGTCAATGTGCCACCATTTGATATTCCATTTGCTCAGCGTATCTCCGAAGCAACATTGGCATTTCGTAAGTCGGCATGGCTAGAACGACCCTTTTCTCATGTATCGATTGCAGAAGGTGAAAATTGGCTGGAGGGACGAGAAAATCAAGTAATTGAAATTCCACCACAACAAATTATTGTTGCCTTTTCGCATGGAATGAATCAATCTAGTCGACGTATTCCACCATCAAATGTCGCTCCATCATGCTTCTGGGGATTTCCAAAAGAGTATTTACTGTTTATCCATGGATTGGCGGGAATTCAAGTGGAGGAGACTTCAAACGCGAAGCCTTCATCCGAATAACACGTTTTGTAGAACGGGTACCACCACTTATACTTTTTTCTGGCACTGACGCTGGCACTGGCACTGGCACTGGCACTGGCACTGGCACTGACGCTGACGCTGGCACTGACGCTGGCACTGGCACTGGCACTGACGCTGACGCTGACGCTGATGCTGTTTTGTCTCGTTGTAATGCTTCATCTACTAATAAATCGACATAAGATTTAGTACCTTTTTCTTCACATATATATTGTTTCATGCCTGATGTGTGAGGATATCGCATCAAATCTAACATCATTTCAATCATGGCTTTATTTTTGCCAGCACTTTTAAGTAAATCATTTATTGCTTCACCATGCTCCTTAGAACAAATATAGACAGGATCATCTAAAACAGCTTGCAAATCATTTAAATTACTAAAATCAACATTAAAATAATCAGGACGAGGAGGTAAGGGAGGTGTTTGCGCTTCTAATCTTGTATCAAGGTCATTTTTAACACCCCTTAAAGTAGTTAACATCTTTTCTAATTGATCACGAATCGGTTTGGGTGCGCCTATTTGAATAACGGATAATAAGATGCCAAATAGGATTGATTTTGCACTATCGTACATAAAATATGGTATTTTTAATTGTATGGTAGGAGAAAGCATTTGAATAACGGTTAAATATGTCTTTAATGCTTGACCAATCAATAAAGGAGAGGATCCATAATAACCAACAAATGATAGAATGGCTTTCTTCCAATCTCCTCTAACTAGATCCAGAATGGATACAATAATTGATAATAATTTACGACCCGTTTCATTTCCACTTACACTTAGTGCAATTCGTGTAATGTCCAATATGTAATAAATAAGAAAAATAATAAAGCGTGGCGGAATCATCAACCCCGTTCCTCCAAGTGGGATGTCTGCCATCTTATCCAATTTTTTTTCATAATGAACTGCTTCCATGGTTTCATTCATGCTATGATTGATATCCTGAAATGTTGCCATAACCTTTTCAAATAACTTATCTGGTGTAAACCTACTCAAATCAACATCTTTCCATTTATTGGATGCTCTAGTTAATAAAGAATCTTTTAGTTCTAGTTCAGCTCCACCTTTCTGTCCATTGTTCATCGATTCATCAAAAAACTCGAGAATGGAGGGAATATACGGTTGTAATAATTCCGTATATCGCTGCTGTTCAGCGGGTGTAAAAACCGGTTGTCCATTATCCATCACCATTTGAGCCCAGTTTACTCCTCTCGTCACACGAATGACATTGATGACACGTGCAATATTATTGACTGTATTAAAAATAGTACTAGGAAACGTATTACGTGTCAGTTCTGTATAAATTTCTTCTTTTAATTGATTAAATTTATATTGTCCTGAGAGATTCATCCTATCGTATCCTCTCAATAATTTTGTATGTTTTACTTCACTTTTTGAATCCGGATTCAATCGAATAAGAATAGATTAGGAACCACACATCGTACACTCTTCTTCACTATTCTTTTTCAGAAGTCGCATCATTTCTGATTTCTCGGCTGCCTTCTGAAGATCAGGATCAATCGTAAACTTCTGCGCCATCACAGGAGAACGAGTTCTCAAATAATAGATACCTGTCTTTAACCCTTGCTTCCAGGCATAAAAGTGCATGGACGTAAGCTTCGCATAATTCGGGTCCGCGACAAACAAGTTCAAACTCTGCGACTGACAAATAAAGGCTCCACGACGAGCCGCCATATCAATTAGCACCTTTTGTTTGAGTTCCCATGATGTCTTATACAACTTCTGAATCGCATCAGGAATCTGGTCAATGCCTTGCACCGATCCATTTCGCGAAATAATCTGTTGCTTCATCATCTCATTCCACAAGTCCAATTTCTTCAAATCCTGTAACAGGTACTTGTTCACAATAATAAATTCGCCAGCCAGCGTTCGGCGTGTGTAAATGTTACTGGTAAACGGCTCAATGCATTCATTAAAGCCCAGAATTTGTGACGTAGACGCCGTTGGCATAGGCGCCACCAATAACGAATTTCGCACTCCATTCTGCTTCACTTTCTCTTTGAGTTGAGCCCAATCCAATGTGCCATCTACTTCTGTTAACGGTGTCACCGACCACATATCATATTGAAAGATGCCCTGTGACATCGGAGAGCCTTCGTACGTGGAATAAGGTCCCTCCTCTATCGCAATCTCAGAGGATGCTTCCACCGCCGCATAATAGATGTGCTCAAAGATGCGCTGATTCAAGTCCGCTGCTTTCTCTGACTCCCACGGCATGCGCAGAAGTGCAAAGACATCTGCTAATCCTTGTACACCCAGACCTACTGGACGATGTCGCATGTTCGATGTCTTCGTCTCAGGCGTCGGATAATAATTAATGTCAATCACACGATTCAGATTCTTCGTTGCAACCTTTACTACCTGACGAAGCTTCTCAAAGTCAAAGGTGCGCTTCTTGGCATCGACGTAGGATGGGAGGGCGAGCGAAGCGAGGTTGCAGACACTTGTTTCGGTAGGTGATGAATATTCTATGATCTCTGTGCAATTACCCGTTAAAACTCCATTAAATACTCCTGCATGATTTTCTGACTCATTGAAGCAATAGGTATCATCTACGCGTCCATTGTCTTCAATTGCATGAACGATTGCAATTTGGTCCGCGTTTCGTCCAGGTATATGGTATGGAGCAAGTTTTAATCCTTTTGTCAACATACCTGCTTCTACGCGTGTCGCATTTTTAATACTGCAATTATCAGTCTGTACAATGAACTTATGATAAGGAGTACAAGTGATTTGTGCCCCATTACTGAGATACACGGTAATTAGCTTCTGCTGTTCTCCTGTTTTCATAACAGTCGTAGTAGACCATTTATCTCCATTCCACACATTCACTTCTTGACCCGCCAATTCCATAATTGGAATTTGACCTTTGTCTGTCAGAACATATGTTTCAGGCGCCACACAAAGATTTGACGATTTAATCGTTCCCACATTCTTCTGATTGGATTTCATATTCGCCGCATCCTTGTACAAGAGATAAGGTGTACCCGTTTCAATCTGTGCGTCCAGTACTTTGAACCAAAGCTTCTGTGCCTCCACCTGCTTGCGTCCGCGTCCCTCCGCCTCATATCGCTCATACAGCGCCTTAAATTCGTCCCCATACACATCGGATAGACCAGGCGCTTCCGAAGGGCAGAAGAGCGTCCAATGCGCATTCTTCTCCACACGTTCCATAAACAAGTCAGGAATCCACAAGCCATAGAACAAATCGCGACAACGCTCTTCCTCTGAACCCGTGTTCAGTTTCAATCGCAAGAAGTCCTCCACATCGGCATGCCATGGCTCTAAATACATGGCAAAGGAGCCGTTTCTTTTGCCCCCTCCTTGGTCAACGTAGCGAGCTGTATCATTAAAGTTCCTTAGCATAGGTACGATTCCATTCGATGTTCCATTCGTTCCTCGAATCAATGAACCTTTCGCGCGAATGTCATGGAGATGAAGACCGATGCCTCCCGCATGTTTGCTGATGAGCGCGCAGTCCTTTAACGTATCATAGATCCCATTGATAGAATCACCCTTCATTGCCAGTAGAAAGCAATTTTCAGCGATAAATCCACCTACACTATATGAATGATCATCATCAATACCCAATGTATAGACATATTCTGGTTGCTTGTCTGTAGGGATTTTATTATTTAGTCGCATATAGGTAATACCATTGATAATACGTGTTTGATTCCATGTATGTGTCTTATCTTCGTATAATTGAATACGATTATCATAATATGCTTTTTTAATTTTATGATTAACAATGATGGATGGGATATTCATTCTTCCTGTCGCTTTCTTTTTACCAACACATGACATCAGTGTCATAGTAATTGGAATTCCAACAGAACGTGCAAGATGAAAGATATCATTGACAAGAGGCGGATTTGTTAATTGAATCGTAATACTACCTTTATCATTCACGCATCCATCACTTGATACTAATCCTGCAAGGAATGAACAGATCGATTCATAAGGAAGTGTATGAAAGAAGGCTGGTATACGTTTTCCATCAAATCCAGATTTGAATACCTCTTTAAAGATATATGCAATATATTGATTATTCACTGTCATGCATACCATCTTATTCTTATCTTGACACACTGTAACATGACGTATTCCCAGTTTTTCATAGAATGTAGTTGTTACAAAATCAATGAGAGTTTGATTATTATGATATGATACAATATTAATTGCTTTCAGAACTTTCTGATTTGCCGAGTTTTTACCATGAACAACACATCCATCGCCATACCAAATTCCCATTAGTTCCATCATCGTATCATCAAATGTCCAATAACGGTTAAATGTATCACCTTTCTTCTCAGTTGGAACGGTCTTCTCATTTGAAAAGTGTTTTGTCCAACTAGCAAATGGAGTAACTTTGCCATCATCAGTATAGTCATAACGATATGATACTTTGTTACCATCTGTTGTAAAGTTGTCTAGAATATTTTTAACATCCAATACATATGTAGTACCGCCCTCTTTCTTAGGAATAGCAATCCAATCTCCTACACGAAGATATTCAACACTATTCCATCCTGCACTTTTTCCCCATTTCTCTTGCTCATCTGAAATGGACCAAAGACGATGATTTCCAGTGACAGATACCGTTGGTGTTCCAGCCAATTTAATATCATATATGATTCGATCATTCAGCAGATTTTTATGAAGTTGTGATACTTTTTTAGTCTTTCCTGTGTGAGTAACAACTTCATCTCCAATGATAACATCTTCAATATTTTTTACACCAGACAGTGTATGTACTTGGGTACCTTCAACAAAACAGCTGGAAAGTTGTTGTCTCGGCGTTCCCGCATTAAAGTTGGTCGGCGTCGCATGAATGAAATATTTCTGACTTAAAAGCTCATACGTTTCAAAGGCACGCTCCAAATCAGAAGCGCCCCATAAAGCAAGGGACACACGCATAATGAGATGTTGAGGGCGCTCGAGTGTTTTTCCTTTCGTGTCACGAAGCAGATATTGTAGTTTTTCAAGGGTTTTAAAGCCAAAATAGTCGAATAGGTAGTCGCGTTGATAGTCGATTTTCTGGTTAATGGCATCGCCGTGCTTTTCACAAATGTCAATGAGCTCTTGAGAGATGTTGCATAGTTTTTCACCTGTTTTCTGCAGCGTTTGATGGGACAATTCATAAATGACATCAGTAAAGCGATTGGATGTGTTACGATGATGATTGGAAATAGCAAGACGTGCAGCCAGTGTGCCATAATCAGGATTGGTAGTCATAAGCGAAATGGAAAGTTGTGCTGCCAGTTCATCCAGCTCTGAAGTTTTCACGCCATCATAAATACGTAGCAGCGTGCGTTGAGCAATCAGTGTTGGATTCACATCTAATCCGTCAGAGGCGCTTTGAATACGATTCAATACTTTATCAAAGGATACCGCCTCCACTTCACCGTTTCGCTTTACGACTTGCATACTAATCATGGACATGTTTCCGGAATACGATTTATTTACACAAAAAGAGTATCAAATTTTTAACAATAACGCAATTAGATAGAGATGACATCATTTGGCATGAGTGTTATTGTACTTTGCCTTATTATTATTGTATTCATGTTTCATAAATCATTCATGCTATCACGATTACTAAAGGCACCTTTTGGTTCTTCCTCACAGCAGAATTGGTGGGAACGCCCTGATAGTAACATGTTTGGATACCCAATGTATTCTTATTGGGAATCCTTTGCAAATCCAGACAAGTCCCATAAATTAGATCCTACGATTAAAACAGAACGTTCACCTCTTATGGAATATCCACCTGATAGCCCCAGTCCAGCTAATTTATATAATAATCAGCCCTATCATCTGTTAAGCGATATGTTACCTCCACCTCGCGAAAAAGAATCCATTTCTTGTGTGAACAGCCGTTCCTGTTATGCGAGTGATTTTGACCGCATGGTATCGAAAACGGGCAATTTTCGTCAAATGACCAATAATTACAAACGCGGTTATCCCGACAGTTGCTCTTCGCCGTATCAGGAACTCGTTCTTAACTTTTATAAAGCCGATCCGATGGCAATTCCTCCAAATAATACGGGTGGTAGTGTGAGCGAGGTAAATAATGGATTATAATGTTGTGATTCAGTATAGGCATGGAGAGAGGTATCATGATGCTTTTTCACGGCTTGGTGATCACCCTTGTATTATATCTTGTCATGGTATTTCTTCTTAAACAAAATAGTGCGATAGCAGAGAACAGAAGCATTTTGATCGGCGCGGTTATTGTCATCTATATGATTTTATTTGGTCATGGATTACCTGGAACTCTCAATAAAAATATATAAATCGGCGATTATCTTATTCGTTTACGTTTATCTCTTTTCCATCTTCATCTACTTTATGAAAATGGATGAGACATTTTTCCTCCTTTGTTTTTTTCGTACGACTAGATTCAGGTGCCACAAACATTCCCTTCTTTTCCTTTTCCACATCTTCCCAAAATGTGTCCATCATCGGCTTCAACGATGTCCACCATTCTTCACTTCGCACTACAAGCTGTTCGCTCCACTGCAACAATCTCCATGGCGTAATTTCAATTAATTCCTCTTCTTCTTTGATATCTGGCGTCCAATCCGAATCGCAATTGATCGGGCTGTACACATAATAGAACTCCTGGTCTCCTTTCATTTCTGCATACCTGATAACCGCCACATATCCATAATAGTATGAAGGTCCTTCTTGATGCACAGTATTATTATATTTGGATACAATAACCGCCTCCACAAAATCACAATATTGTAATTGCGTCACATGAAGCTGCATTTGCATTTGCCAATAGTACTTTTTTGAAATCTTTCCATCTACTTCTCTTGTGACAGGGCATTTGATTTCAATCAGGCGACCTGTTCTCTCGTTCTTGGGACAATCATAAATCAATCCATCAGGGGATGCAGAACAACGAGGGTCGACAGGATGAACAAGACGACCTAATTCCTTCAGAGTTACCCCATATTTGTATTCATAAATCTGTTTGACGACGGGTTCAAAACGAATGCCCCAATCAAATGCCATCATTCGATCGGAAGGAATCGCAAGCGGTTGATATCGTGGTACTGGTGGTTCTGTCTTGGATATCACAAACTTCCCACGTTCATAAGGAGAAGCAAAGAGATGACCCAATTCACTGGCAGAAAGAATAGTAGCCATTTGTGCGTACCATGCAGGTGTTCGCTGTTCTGTCTGTTTTCTTGCTAATAGGGTATCTAGCTCCTCCTTTGTGGAAACAGTTAACATGGAATGTGTTCTCTTTAATCCTTTTCGGATCTGTTCATCATACATCTCTACTATTCTAGCCAGACAGGTTTCTTCTATCTCCGAACAATCCAATGTGTAGATAATTTCATCCACTTCTTCATGCCATTCCATGCGTTGCGCATCATCTTCAGGGTCAGATAGCCAATTTTCAATAAGCTCTATCAGAATCTGTATCTTTTCTTTAGTATTCATATCCGTATTCTATTTATTATTTCATGTATTTGTTTCCTCAATTTTTGCTAGTTTCTCTGGAACATTCGTCGATACCGAAAAGACGTCATCCTTCTTCTTCTTCCTTGTACCTACTCCCTCCACTCGTGGCTTCTTTGTTGTAAATGCCCATTTCATATTTCCATCTTCTAATCGACTAAGCTCCAATCCTTTTATGGTTGTAATTCGTTGTGTCTCTTGATTATAGAGAACCACTTTTAATGTATTTAATAGCTTTTTATCAAGAGCTTTCTGAAGATAGATGAAAAAGTTATCTTTTTCCTCCTTTGTCATATTATATTGTGGTGCGACATCCTCTACAAAAATACGGAGACGATTCAGACGTAAACCACGTTCAATCCGATGCCATGGGCGCATATACGCTTCTCGTGCACTATCCTCTAATAATATCTTAAATGTTTCATCCGTGGCAGGATGTTCGGATTCCATTGCACTCTTCTTTTGCGTTTTATGACGAATATCCATACTATCTTATCTACGCATGGAGGGTTTAGATGACCTATTCTTTCAAAATCATATCAAATACCTCTTTGCATAAATAAGGTTCCATACGTTCTTGTGATGGAACAGGTAACCAATTATGATAATTGGTATCATTTGGAATTTTATCTCCAAATGTATAAAAGGTTCTCCAACAAAAGGTATCACTCTCTTTTGGAAGTTCATTCCATTGATAGAAATCGTTCATATCTGTCTTCTTCGGATCTACACTGCATAACATGACATCTTTCCTTTTTATAACTGGTTTGTCCAAATAAATACCATTCGGATGGAGAATATCTGTTTCAAGAGATGTGGTTGGATTCTCTTTCCACACGGTAGTCCCGCCAATGGTCAGAATCTGAAAAATATGAATGCTCATATTGGAAAGCTCCTTTGTTCTGTGAATAAATGGAATAATAAACATCTTATGTTATTATTAAGAAGGTACTTTAAATGGCGCAACCTGTTTTTCCCGATCAACATACTGCCTCTTCCTACAATGCATTTCCTCATCCCCAATTTATTACCCGAACTCGTCGTGAATATAATACATTTGATACCATTAATGCTCGGCAGTTTGAACACTGGCAAACGGACAGTAAGTTTGGTACTCATAATCGTCCGGATATCAACAAACAAGCACCATTTTATGATATGCAACCAAATGACAGCCGAATGAATAGTCGTAGTTATCGTTCTCAACCACGGTTCGATGCCGATTCGTCTCGTGGCGCCCAAAATCCATACTTTGATAAATATTCGGTCACAGATGATTCACGAAACATGACACGTGAACTCAAAGCCAGTGTCTATGAAGATAAAAATACGGGGTATGATAAAGAATCCAGTAAATTACTCCAACGAAATTTTGACAATCGCTGGCTAAATCCTACTGTTGCCATCCAACAAGCCGTTGTGGCAGAAGAACTACGCCCCAAAATGGATGATATTCGCCTGTTTTATCATAATAAACCTGCGGATATGTAATTATCATTATTCTACCTCTTCCATCCACTTACTCATTGCCTCAAAATCAGTGAGGTTCTTCTCTTTGCTAATATGAATGATATCATTACCTGAACTGACAATACCCGATCCTGCAAGCATCATGCCAGAAACAGTACGATGTTGAAAATGAATCGTATAGTGGTTGGGTTGAATGGTAATATATTTAATAGATGATGGATGAATCAACATCGTGGTAAGACGAATAAACTTCATATTTCTATTCAGTAATAGAAAATGATCTTTATATTTTAATTAAAATCCAACTCAATCGGCGTCGTATACACCTGTAGTTTAGTAAGTGAGGAGGGGGTCTGCTTGGTGCGACGACGAGTTGTTCTCACTTCTGTCTTTTCTTTTTCTGGTTCTTCCACCGATTCTGTCTTATTTCGCTTCTGTGTCTGGGTTGTCTCTTTCAAATACGTATTGTATCCCGTGCGAATGTCATCCTCGTGGGCTTCCATATAATCTAGGATTTTTGATTCTAGCGCCCAACGAAAGAAATTAAGCTTTCCAATCGTCGTCATAAATTGTTCATGACCAGGAATGGTAAACATGATACGCTCTCTGCGGCAATTGGGGTCAAAATACTGCTTGGAATATGCCTTTAGTTGACCCTTGTAGCTCAGATAGACCAGAAATTCTTGACCATTAAGGGGATAGCGAACAAACCCCTTTCGGCTGTATTTTGTCACAAACCAGTCAATAATACGCAGACTGAGTGGCGCATCACCATTTAGGTAGGTAAGCACTTTATCAATTTCCGGATGATTGGCATAGAAACGCTGCAGGCTTGAAATAACTAGTTCAGGCTTACATTCGATCTTTCGCTTTCTCGTTTGAGGGTCTGATGTATAGGCATCCATGTCTGATGGATAGATGGTATAGGCTCTTAGGTCCTCGCCCCGTTAAAAACTTGTTGAAAACAGGACGGTGCAAAAGAATGTGAATGACTCTATCGTTTTAAACAAAAGATACAGATAGAATGAATGCTTTTGAACAAAATTCTAATCATAGCATAATTCCTGTAGTAGGTGGTACGATTCATGCGATGAGTGGTGGTTTCATGTCATCACCTTATACAGGTGGTGATACTGCTGCCACTTCCATGTTACGTTCTTTACCTCCATCTTCTGCTCCGATTGCAGAATATAAGGGAGGCGCATCCGTGGGACCAAGTTCAAGCCATATTGGAGTTGCAGTAAGTGCAATAGCGAGTGATCTAATTGATCCACTCTCAAATAATGATGCAGCTCATGTTGCAGTTGCAATAAGCGGAGAAAATAAAAAGTCTACGATTTCTAAAACAGACCCATTTATAACAGCTGCGATTGCAGTCTCTGCTCCTTTGGCGGATGCAAATGAGATAAAATCTGAAACAGCTAGAAATGTTAAAACAATTATAGTACATGGAATAAAGTATGAAGTTACAGATCCAACCAAAGAGGATAATGAGGGATGGAAAACATTATTAAAAAAACTACATTTTGATGTATTGAAGGATAGAACAAAAATAAAAATAAAAGAAATGATTTATAATCAGCCAACCTGTTTGGAAAACGATTTACCTATTAGTAGTTTAATTACATGTGCTCCCATAAGAAGGATAATTCAAACCATTCTTATTGAATTACTACGCAGTGGAAAGATAGATGATTCTAGAAGTGAAGTGAAAATGATTTTTAATCCAGCAATGGAAACAGAGGCATTAAGTAAGAAATCAAAAAGAGAACAAAGAGAACAAAGAGAACAAAGAGAACAAAGAGTAGCAAAAGCAAAAGCAAAAGAAGTAGCAGTAGCAGAAGAACCAGTAGCAGAAGAACTAGAAGAACCAGTAGCAGAAGAACTAGAAGAACCAGTAGCAGAAGAACTAGAAGAACCAGTAGCAGAAGAACTAGAAGAACCAGTAGCAGAAATAGCAGGCGGAACACGAAAAGCCCGTCACCGAATACGCAGAATTGTGCGAAAACATAAACAATAGGTATGATCATGTTATTTTACATATTTTTTAAAATAGCATATAAATAGAATGGCACGTCTTGCCACCATTATAGGTGGTGTAGATTTTGAAGAAAGACCCGCAATAATTTTAGGAAAAACATATTATTTAGAACATTCTGTCATTGATGATACTATATTAAAAAGATTAGGACTGCAAGATGTGTCCGATGATGAGAAAGACATCATCATGAACGCATTTTATGTTACTCCGCCTAAAAGTACATCTACCTTATCATTACAGCCCTATCCTGAAATTCAGCAAATTATAAAGCCATTACTCATTGATCTCATTCATCGTCAGAATTCTGACATCCAAATCATGGAAGAATCAGCAATAGAAGATTCATCGATTGAAATCGTCTATGAAAAGAAAGGGAAATCCATTGGATTATCTATTCTACTTCCTTCCTATTTATTACAGGATAGTACATTTAATACATCACAAATGATTGAAATATCAGATATGCAAAAAGGTATTAAATATGGCAATGTAAATGTCAATATTAGTAATAGTTCGCCTGGAGCAGTCTCTGCAGTTTTCTCCAATGCAGCAGATCGATTGAGAAAACAAAAGAATCTAAAAAGGGCTGCTATCGCTAAAAATCTGGGCGAACTTCCAGCGTTATCAGAAGAAGAAATGGATACTATTTATGTGGCGGTTGCAGTGACTTCATATAGTATACTACAAGATAACATTGATTTTTATGAAAATACAGACCTTCCTAAGGATGAAAGGGAACGTCTTAAAATGATAATTACTCAAGATGGAAAAGCTGATGAGAATATTAAAATTCGCCAAAAAGCATTTCTTTCCTTTTTTACAGAGACTATAAATTTCAATGGTCATAGACAAATAAAAACAACAAATACACGTAATATGTTGGAGTTTTTAAGAACTTTTTTATATTTCCGAACGTATGATGATACTAGTAAAAGTTGGGTATTAAAACGAATAGCAACACGTGACACTAAAGGACATTTTTTAGGACTAACACTTGACAATAGTGGACATTTTGTAGGAGGAAATGATTTATTGCGGCAATTTAGAAAAGATATATTTCGTTATAATCATTTAACGCTTATATTTAAAAAATTTAAACATACTAAACGTACATATGGTACCAAAGAAAATGGTGTTAGTAAATATATAACTATGGATCCCTTTAATAAGGAGCTATCACCTATTATTAGTAATTTACCACCTTATTTAGCAGAGATCGTATATAGTTTTCATCAGTCCATCTTTGAAGTATTCGCTTTAGGTATTATGAATGATAAGAAGGAACCTTGTGCAGGTATAAATGATAATGATTATGAGACGCTTCTCGTAATCCTTCCAGATAGGATTATATTTCATAATATCCGTCTGTACCAAATAGACCCACCTCCTCGACCTATAAATCCAAATATGGATGATGACAATCTAAATGAAGAGGAAATCCAGATAAAACCTAAGTTTATTGCAGAGACTACTATTGAGATTGACCCTAACACATTAAATGGTTTTATTCAATATGACACATATGATATCGAACTATTAGTCACATCCCTCATTACTTATTTTGTTGATCAGTTCGAGGAAAAGCATGCAGAAAATTTTAAAATTGCCTCAAATAATGCACAAATCCGTGTATTAGAAGCTATGTTACAACTAATGATCACACGAATGAAAAATAGATTGGCGGAAAGAAAAATAGTAAGAAAAGGTCTGAGTGGAATAGAAAATACATTATCAGAACACCTATCACTCCATCTACAAAGTGCCCCAGAATCTGAAGGCGCCACTTTGCATGATATCATTACAATGTTAGAACCAGATGATGAAATAAAGAGAGTAAAAATAGATATACTACAACGTATACTTCAAACAAAGAGTGACAACGATAAAAATGTAGCAGCTGAACAATTGCGTAAATTAATAAGATTTGCAGAGAGCTATTTCAGATTTAGTGATAAGAATATGAATAATGGACTATATATGCCCTATGAATTTACTACATGGAATAATGCATGGTATGCACAATCTAAAATAATTCCAGACAACATATTGAAATTATTTAATGTTAACCCAATTATTAGTAAATTAAAAGATAACCCTGACTTCTATAATTTCATCTATCTTAGATTTATGGATGAATTACAAAATACATATGATTCATATCATGCGGACTATAGAGAGAAAAGAGAAATAAATAACAAACAAAATGAATCATTATCTAAACATCTTAATTCTAATAGACTACATGAACTTCTTGAGCAAATTAAAGAATTTCGTACATCGGCTTCTTCCATAAATTTTCTTTCTAGATTATGGCGACAGTGGCGTATCAAAAGCAAAATAGGGAATCAAACTAATTTTAATAAACAGCTTCATGATGAAATTCTTCTTGTTTGTAAAACAAGTATGGAATGCGCAAAAGCTGCTGCGTATGACGAGCTTTTTCAAGAACTCATAAATGCAATTGGAGCTTATCTTCGTGATAATGAGAGGATACCGCGCTATACAGATAAAAAAATAATTACAAGAACATGTGATATCATATATGAAGATCCTATTTCTCCAGAAGTAGAAGAAGTAGAGAGAGTTGTACATAATATGATAGATAATTCATCAGAAAATCTATCCAATGATGAAGAAGCTCATCTAGAAGAAGTATTTAATGCTGCTGCAGCAGAAGCAAATAATTCATTAGATGATGAAAAGGAAGAACCCATTAGTGGAGAGAGCCATTCTGAGAAGGTTGTAGGTCTTGGGGCTGCATATATGAAAAGGAGGGAGGAGTATCTACGTACACAGAAAAAGTTAATTGATCATTATAATAAAATAAAAAATAGTAAAAATACTACACGCATAAATAAGACACTACAAAGAATAAGAGAGGTAGATGCTCTACTAGTAAAGTGGAATAAAGACTACAAAGAGTATATAGAAAAGTCAAAGAAACAAAATCCATCTAGTGCAAAATTAGGAGGATCACAAAAACTAGAGCATATGCATGTGAAAAGAAAAGGTCCTCTTATACGAAAACGCAACTATACTCTACACAAGATGAGAAAATTTAGTAAACAACGCAATCAAACACGTCGCTAACTGCACCTTTTCATTCTATCTGCATTCATCAATGAAGATACAATGATATTTTTCTCTATTTACATTCGCATTCTACCTCCTTTCTTCACCAGTAAATCCATTAGAAATAGCACAAAAATTCCACTAGAAATAAACATCATGATTTCCGACGCCATTTGTTCAGGAGATGACTGGTTCATGTCATCCAGTCTCGCAAAGATTTTATCCATTTTTCGCATCATTTCTGCACTAGACATACCATCTCCGCTCGGAGGTTCATAGTATTTGCCACCTGGCGGTGGTAAGTGCTCTACAAAAGATGTCTGAGCTCCACTTGTCGTAAGTGGCTTCCAATACATATTGACAGATGGATTGGGGAGAACAGCACCTGTACCTGCACGAGCAACGCCTGATTCCTGAAACGCCTTGGAAAAGTCAGGTTGTAATTTATAATCGGCTTGGTCGGGAATGTAATCCGCAAAGGCTTCCTCTTTACTTATCGCCTTCACCTTTTGACGGAGAGGGGCATCCTCCATTCCGCGTCCAAAGTAACTGAGTCCACCACAACTCTCTTGGCGTTGCGCAGGTCCAGCAATATTGGTTGGAACCTGAGAAAGGGGATTCTGATTGTACGGTTCCATATGTTCCCGATTAGCAAATGGCTCACACGATCCTTGTGGTGCTCCTACAGGAGAATGTTCACGTAAACCCGTATTTGGATTCATTGGTGGAACCTCAGGGAGCTTCGTGAATTGTTGGCGATCCGGATCTCTCTCTTCCAGGTCCAAATAGGTAGCGGCGGGTCCTTTACACCGTCTTGCCTTTTTACGTTCTTCCTTTCGGGCGGCTCGGGTAGCATAATCTGTGACACATCCCGGAGACGGCGCCGCTCCTATTTCCTGAAAGGCATCGTCTAAAGCGCAATAGTTCATTGCCTCTACTACCAAAAGCAATCATTCTTATATCCGATAAATCCGCTTTGTTTTCTACAATGCTTCTTACGATATTCTATTGTAATTAGGGCGTTATTCATTTATCATAATGTAATCATTCAGTAGTATAGTTAGAATGTCAGCACAACAAGGCGGCATGCATCAAATGATTGGAACATTTCATCAATATATTGCAACGATGGATTCTCCTGCAAAATTGTTATATGGATTCGTATTGGTCGTCATGATTGTCTATTCTAGCCTCATTCCATCCGAATATCGTTCATTCGCCGATTCCTTGCTGGGACGTGTCTTCGGAATTGCAGTGGTGTACGGAGTCATAGAAGGAATGGGTTGGATTTACGGACTCTTGACCGCTCTTGCTTTTCTTCTCGTTATCAATGGTGCTCCGTCTATCTCGGAAGGATTTGACGGAGGCGGCAGCATCTCCGAAAAAAGAATCATTAAACCACGTTGGTTTGTGGAGTTTGTTCTTGGAGAAAACCCCTATAAAATCTCAACCGACTATGTGAATACGATCGCAGCACAATAAAGAGATCCTTATTTATGCTATCCTATTGAATAGAGATGAAAACCCCTACCTGGCCTGATTTTTTGTCCTTTCAACATGGTTCAGATGGAATCTTTCGAGCACTCGCCGTCTTATTTGCTAGTCTTTTCCTTATTAATTACAGTACCCTCTTTGAAGAGCACTACAGTAAAAAATTAACATCGCTCTACATTTATCCCTGGTGGCGCATTTTAGTCGTTCTTCTTGTTCTTACTTCTGCTATGTGGTGCCCTCGTGTCGGTATTATTGTTGCCTTTATTGTATTCTTTTATTTAAGCGACATGAATGTACTCATTACACCGTTCACTAATTATTAGCTGGGGCTGAACAGATAAGAGCTTTCCTACTAACAGAATGAGTCTTCCGGCAGCATTTGTAGGGCATCAAGCATCAACTCTATTGGCAATTAGTCCTATTGACGGATTTCTACAAATCTTTAACAATAATCCTTATTTTATTGGACTCATGATGTTAATCCTCAATTTGGGCGGACGATTTATTAGCATGGAAGTCACCAAAAAACAGGAGCAATTCCTACAACATCCTTGGGTTAGACGTGTTCTTATTTTTACCGTCCTCTTTGTTGCCACTCGTAGCATTTGGGTTGCCTTCTGGTCCACCCTTACCTTTGTCCTCTTTCTCGGCTATTTGTTCAATGAGAATTCATCCCTCTGCCTCTTCGGAACAGGCGGTGCTCCAGGTTCTAGTTGTGCCGATGCACCCAAACCTGGTGAAGAAATGACACCTGAAGAAAAAGAAATCCTTCTTCGTCTGAGTTCCAAGGCGCAACGCTACCAAATCTCCGACCAAACGAAAAAGAACGCAAATCGTCCCGATCAAGAAGCCCTTGAAAAATCATTACGATATGTTCAATCCGGTTCGTCCGTTAATGAAGAAGGCGAATCAACTGACAATGATGTCCTTCATACCGACATCTATGCAGCAAACCTGTCGTTGCTTCGTAATTATTAATATTGTTATATCATTATATTATTAATATAACACTTATCGTAAGTGTTATATTAGTCGTTCTATTTATGATACAAATTATAAATTAAGTGTCATCGTATTTCCTACAGGAGTTTGTACCTTACGACGACGATTTGCACGCGCTCCAGTGGATCCAGTACGAGTGGCATCGCTGCCTACATCCGAAAGAGGTGTGGTGTGAATGCTAGATATTTCAAAGGCGGCTTGGCGGGCGGGCTGCTGATAATACGATGGCTCAGGGGCTGGAATGGAAATGGGATTGATTTCTAGTTCTGCATTGCGCACTTCCTGAAACGTCTTCAAAATATCATCTACGCCACTTGGTCCCTTCATCTCGCGACGGTGTGTAGGCTGTGAATATGAAGCTGTCATATTCTGAGGCATCTGCATCGGTGGCGCCATTCCATTGGACGCCTGATTAAATGGACCAGATCCCATTTGCTGCGGATATTGTGGTTGCTGCATTTGCTGTGGTTGTTGCTGTACACCCATCGCTGCCCCCATGAAATTGCCAAATCCTGGACCCGCCTGCTGCGCCGCCGCCTGCGCAAACTGCTTCGCTAGCTGTGGATTATTACGAAAGACATCATCTGAACTCACATTGCTCATCTTCGATCGGAAAAATGAATTGCTCATGTGAAACATGAATCCGCTTCCCACCAATGACATGAGAAGCTTCGCTTCAGGTGGCATGTTTCCACGTCCTCGGTACTTGTCATAAAGCTCCTCAAACACTTCATCAAAATCCTCAATGTTCTCATGCACCGACTCGGACCACCCATCCAGCTCCCAGTCAAATGGATTGAACTTTCCGTTCAAAAACTCGGCACCGGTCGCCACACCCATCAGACATTGACGCTGGAATCGCAGGGATGCCTCCAAATTCTTCGCATCCACCAAACGGTCATACTCCTGCTGAATTTCATCCAAGGCATTGTCCATGGTAAATCGCTTCGTCAACGTATAACCCTTTGACTCCAAACGATTCAACTTATTAATCAATTCCGCCTTCTTCTTTCGCTCTTCCTCTGGACTAAGACGGGTCGCCGCCGCCAGATTGATGGATGGACCCGAGGCTGTCTGTTGATTGGAAAACATGGAGTCTTCCGATTGACGGTTCACAGTAATCTCTGGATTCAAATTACCTGATGGCAGATCAAAGGAAATGGAATCTAGTGGCTCCAGTGAACCGATTCCAATGTCCTGAAGCGGCTCTAATGCCGATATACTTTGTGAACTCTGTGATGAACCTTGTTGCGCCGGACGTGATGTCACACGAGAATTAGTTAATAGACTCGCTCCAAAGTCATTGCCCAAATCTTCATCCCCTAATTCAATGACATTTCCAATGCTTGAACTGATTTGGATATCGGAGCCCATGTTTCCTACAAAGTCTTGCATGTCTGATATACTTACACCCAAGCCGCTCATATGTCTTTCATCATAGCTGTTTTTTTAAGCACTATAAATGACGCACACCTCATACTACAAAATTCATAGCTACTCCCAATAATCCACCAAATATAATCTGTGAAATCGTATGACATTTTTTATCATATCGTGATATCATGATACTAATCGCATAAAGGATTAGCACTGTACGTAAAAAAGGATTTGTGATATGTCGATAATAGAAGAGCGCAAAGAAAACAGCAATTGCGGAGTGAGATGATGGCATTCCAGGTCTTCCCGCTCGATTTCCATTCGTAGAGCCGATATCACAATTTGTAGCTCCATACGGTCGTACACTTACCTCTTTTATAAAAATATGTCTGATACATATTGAAATGATAAGTGCTGTAAGTATACCAATAAATGCTTGTTTATGATAGGATTGATTGGTGATTCCATATAATATAACAGGTATGATATATAAAAATATTGTGGAAATCGATAGGATATCCGAAATAATCATCTACTTATGGTCTATATGATCGACCGCCATACATAATGCATCCGCCATATCCGACTTCTTAGGCGATGATTTCCACATGTCATAGAGTGGAGTGGGTTGTAGAGCTCCTTCTTGAAAGAGTTGAATCAGACGCTCTTCTGATTTCTGTTTTCGTTCCGCATATCCCGTATCCCCTTTTTCCGCTTGAACCTTTTTCTTCGCATGAACCAAATGATACTCAGGAAATTGATGATGTGTTAAAAATTGCTCCCTTAACGTGGCAAATAGAAGCACCTGAACGGATTTCATATGCGGATTCTTAAAGGCAGGTTGATTTTCTAATAGGACATGGGTTGCTCCCGTAAAGACGGACCATTTTTCTTGAACAAATTTTCGAAGACAATCGTGAATGTGTTCCAGTGATACTTTCGACGCATTCGCTTGCTTGGGTTGCTCCAAATGAAACGCACATTTTTTAATAAGCGCTTCGATGCATTTGCTATTTGTTTTTCCCGTAGAAAGACACTCGTGCGTTTTCACCAATTCATTCAGTATTTTATTGGATGGCAACTTCTTTCCTATTAGTTCAGGCAATACTAAATAGGTCTTGGGAAGATGCCGTTTACAATAGGGTTCGTTATTTCCCAGATAGGATGCTTTTTTAACACAGTGCTTACATATAATAGGCTCCACCGGTTCCAACAAATTACAATTTTCTAGTCCGAGTACAGATCCATTTTCTAGGAGACAAAATGCCAGATTTTTAATACCAATGTCAAAGGCAAGCACCTTTTTCTCCATTACTATCATATAGCAGTATTTAGTTTAGGTTCATATCATAATCTGTTGTAGGAATAGAGATGTGTTTTTCTGAAAACATATCATTGGCAATCGGTGTGTTTGGATTACTTTCAAGTGCTTTTTTTTATCATAAAAATGTGTATGCATCCATTGGAATCGGCTATTTTGCTCTCATGGAAATCATACAATTTTTCCAATATAAAGTCATTAACCAATGTGATAAAAAGAATAAATTCTTGACAACACTTGGCTATCTTCATATTTGTTTTCAGCCCCTCTTTTTTAATTTATGGATTTTTGCCTTCATGGATAAACCACAATTTACATTTATTTATATGTCATTCTTTGCAGGTTTATTATTGGCAAGCCGACTTATTTCTGTGGATGATGATGAATTATGTGATGTTGGCAATGAACCATTATGTGGTCAACAGACGTGTGCTGTTTCGGGAGAGCGTCACATTGCATGGAATATCCGATTGCGCACTCCTGGAAAATATTGGTTTACCCCCAGCATTGGATTACATTTCTTTATGTGGGTCATTCCTGTGGTAACAATGTTTCAATTGAAACCATTTTTAGCCCTCATTCTAACAGGACCCTATTTTGGCTTTTTATTAACGAATAATATCAATGAAAAGCCTGCGATTTGGTGTTACACTGCAATCGCTCAAATCTTCATAACCTATTATTTGTTAAAATAAACAGATAGGATAGATGAATCAGAACGAACAATCGATGGATGTCGTATCTGCACCAATTATTCTCCCCTATGTCCCTTCACGAAAGTATACTGACACGCATTTAGATGACTGTCGTGAAGAATATTCAGAAGAATATTCGGAAACCTACGTGCAGCCACCTCTTTCCCAGTACCCGAATCTTCTTGATTCTACCGATTTGAGTACTATTCCCTTATATCAAACCAATCTTATACAATATACTGTACCATTAATTGATGGGAAAGATGAATGTGGTATATGGTATTTTATCAAGAATCTATTTTGCTGTTAGATTTTCTTCGCTCTTTATAAATGGACTCTTTAACTAAAGGACAGTGTATGCTGTCTAAAGGTATAGATCCGCTCACAGAAATAGAATACGATGTTCTATATCTTAAAGAATGTATGGAAACGTTACATGATACTGTTCATAAACAAGACATGTTTGATATAGAAGATGCTATCCGCTCCACCCAACAGCATGCGATTGATAGCCAGCAAGCGATTATTGTTGCCAATGAATATCAGACAAATTATCGGGGCTATGTATTGACTGCGATGACGGCAGTGACTGGTATTCTTACTGCGCTGTTTTTTCTGTTGTAATGGAGTATCCGGTTTCTAGCAAGTTTATTATAATCTATGTAGTAAGTATAATGAGCGCAGAAAACTCCCTTATAAAAAATCATTGTTATATTTGTAAAAAAACGTACGAGGACTTACCTGCACATTTTAATAGAATGCATGTAGGGAGCCAACCCAGATGTCCATATCATAATCGTCTGTCGCCATTTAATGCTGACAAGTTTGATGCACATTTACTAACGCATGGTGATGATAAGGTTTTGGAATACGTATATAATCTCAATAAAACAGTAGAGGTGTTTCAAATAGCTCAGGCAGAAGCTGCTGAAAAAGCTGCTGAAAATGCTGCTACTGTAGCTGATGCTGAAACCGCTAAAGCTGCTGCTAGAGCAGCTGCGAGAGCTGCTACTGAATCATCTAAGAGAGCAGCTGCTGTAGCTAAAGCAGCCAATAGAAACGAGTCTAAAAATGCTGCTAAAAGTCTTTTAGAACTTACACAAACTGCATGGAGAGAATATGATGCTGCACATGCTTTGGTAGATTTAAGAACAAATCATGCTGCACATGCATTGATGGCACTGCGGCGCGGTAATAACAATATGAACAATAGTAATTCAGGTGGATACAGACGTTCCCATAAAAAGACAAGACGCGCTCGCAAGACCCGACGTACCAAGAAATCTAGACGCCATTGAATTCTGAGTAAAGTACTTAAAGATGACTAAATATAGTATAGTAGGAAGAAATTCCTCTATCAAGACCTGTAATATAAGGGTAGTATGTGGATCTTATGAATCCAACATCCGGTTTCGATTACCGGCAGGTCTATGAACTATTCTGAACAATGACATTTTTTCAGTATAGTACAGTATCTCTTTAATCTCCCCTTCAAGTATAATCATGTCGCTCAACAGAAATCAAGGAATGTGGGCTGGACTGTGTACGCCTGCCAAACTATACGGTATCGTTTCTCTTTTTAGTATTGCTGGATTATTATACAAACAGCATCTTGTCGGCGCAATCAGTCAAGGTTTATTTTCCGCCATTTGGTTGTTTCTTCTTAACTGGATCTGCGGTCAGGGCTGGACAGGATTGTCCTGGTTTCTTGTTCTCTTACCCATTATCTTAGGTATCCTGCTTATCGTGTCAGGAGTATTTGTTGCTGTTGCAAAAGCGGGAATGCCATATCACATGCAACGAGCACAGCATTCACAATACGGACAACATGAATAAAATACCATTGAAATCATATCATAAATAGATATTCATCTATGTATCATATGTATATATCTTAAAATACGCCCCGCACTGAATTACGTCCTCCCTCCTGATGTGAGGTCAAGTCGATGTTCTTGCGATTGTTACGTATTTCTGACATGGTCGGTTCAAATTGAAAGGTTCCAAAGAGCATAGGAGCTTTCGCATCCGCTCGTTCCATACCGATTCCATTCTTCAAGTTCGTAACTGACATTTCAGAATAAAAGGGATTGGAATGAACGATATTGGCGGGAGGAGGAACAGTATTTGCCAAGGGTAAGGAAGCACCTGACCATTCCACCTGTCTACGACGGGACTCGTCCATCATTTCATCGGCATGTTGAACCATCCATACCTTTGTATAATATTGCTCGTTGGGGCGGATGTTTTTACTGCATTTTGGACGATAATCTGTTACCAAACGACCATCCTGCATCTTTCCCGCATAGGCAGGGTAACGATCGTCTCGGGCTGGATAAACGTCATGAACTGGTGGTACGTATGCTCTACGTGCTGCCAGATACTCTGAGCCAAATGTAGGAGTAGTAAATAAATTGGGGTGAGTATTTTGTGAAAATCCAAGTTGATGAAGTTCTGCCATGTCTCTTTACTAATGGTTTTGGTTATGAAATCACTCAGACTCATCGCTAACCAAGGCACTGGTTTCAAGAAAGGAATTCGCCCCCGTTCCCGTTGAACCGGGTTTCACGACAGTAATGCGATCTGATGTTTTAAGGGCTTCGATAATGGGACCCTTCTTCATAGATCCAGCGCCAGTGATGCCTCTTGATTTTGCGAGCGCCTGGAGCTCCTTTAGCGTCATGGAATCATAAACAACGGATGTTGCAGCGCTTGTTGCAGCGCTTGTTGCAGCGCTTGTTGCAGCGCTTGTTGCAGTAACAACACTTGTAACATCTTCCATTGATTCATCTAACGTAATGACAGCATCATCTGTTACTGGTTCCGACTCATCAAGGCTAGTATATTCTGTGATAGGTGACTCCACATCGTCTAAGGCAACATAGTCATCATTTGCCGTACTGGATGAAAAAACGGGAGTCTCATGCAAATCATCTGCCGGTAGTTCCGTATAGGATTTAATTTCGGCACTCATCTTTAGATCGAGTAAAATAGATTCGAGCAAATGAATCTTCTGCTCCGCCTGCTGGATACGTGTATACAAATAGAGCGAAATGGAACCAAATAGCAGTACCAATAGTACTCCAATAGTAAGGGTATCACTTAGATAGCTCATTCTGAGGAAACGTAGGGTTTTTCAAATCCAGGAACAATCGCATTTCTTAAATAGATGTTAGTCTAAAGAATAAAACAAAAGAATAAGATAGAATAGGATAGAATGCATTATTTATCAGTGGGAGCGATGTTTCGCAATGAATCGGATAGCATTATCGAATGGATGAAACATTACCTTCATCATGGCGTCGACCATTTCTATCTCATTAATGACAATAGCGATGACGATACCGTTTCAAAAATTCAAGAATATATTGATAAAGGACTCATTACATTATATCATGTAGAGGAACCGTATTATGAGGGTCGTCAGCGTAATTTATATAACCGACTATTGTTACCCCATCTTCAGAAGAAAGATACACAATGGCTTCTGATGATAGATTTGGATGAATATGTCTGGTCGCCCAAAGCCATCCATTTAGGCGACGTATTACGAATGGGATGCGAACAATATGGTCAAATCCAAGTCCATCAACTACTCTTCGGTTCAAATAGTCATGTGAATCAACCCAAATCACTCGTGAAGCATTTTACCAAACGTGAGAATTTATATCGTATTTGCGGAAAATTCTTTCTCAATAGCAATTTTGAATTTGCTTCTATCAATGTTCATTATGCTGATTTTGCAAATCCAGCGTATATGACAGATGCAAGTGTATTTACGATGATTTCATATGATTGGTTTATCTATAATCATTATAATTGTCAATCCGTTGAATTCTGGCAAAACGTTAAGTGTGTTCGTGGAGACAGTAATGCCTATCGTAAACGAAATATGGATGATTTTCATATATTAGATTGTAATGAAATAGAGGATACACGATTATGGGAACAAAACAAAGATATCTAAAGAATTACATCCATTATCATAGTATATGTATTTTCTTTCAGTAGGTGCAGTATTTCGTAACGAATCAAATAGTATTGTCGAATGGGTGAAACATTATTTATATCACGGTGTTGACCATTTCTATCTCATTAATGACAATAGTAGTGATGATACTGTTTCAAAAATTCAAGGATTTATAGATATGGGACTCATCACATTATATCATTCAAAAGAGGAATATTATTTAGGACGTCAGCGTAGTGTATACAATCACTTTATTTTACCTCATGTAAAACAGAAAGATACACAATGGCTTCTGATGATTGATCTGGATGAATATGTATGGTCTCCCATATCCATCTGTATTGGTGATGTCTTGCGAATGGGATGTTCACAGTTAGGTCAAATTCAAATACAACAATATGTATATGGTTCCAATGGACATGTGACACAACCTGAATCGATTGTGAAACATTTTACTAAACGTTCCCATGAGCTTGTACAATGTTATAAATATTTTGTTAATAGCAATTTTGAATTTTCTTCTCTTAATATTCATCATGCTGATTTTGCGAATGAAGCCTATAAAACAGATGCATCTATCTTTATGATTGTAGATCCCTGCTATTTTATATTAAATCATTATAGCTGTCAATCCCTTGATTTCTGGCAACATACTAAACGTGTTCGTGGAGATGGCGATGGCTATAAACCACGTGATATGGGATGTTTTCGTATATTAGATAGGAATGATCTAGAAGATTTACAATTATGTGAGCAAAATAAGGACATTATATAAATAAATATTGTTTGAGAAGCGTATCCACACTGCTCACCTTACATATTCCCTCTTGTAATGAATAGGTAAAATCGATGATTCCCTCCTTAATGGTAGCAGGGCAACACAAACGCTGTATGGTGTCAGGTGTTTTCTCCACCAATTCAAATAAATGTGTACTAATGACACTTACTACATTCGGTTTCTTCCACAATTGTTCACAATAAATATTGCAACTACGTAGCGCATCGGGTGGATTGGTGGAATGATACAATTCATCAATCAGAACAAGAATGGGTTCCTTATGTGTTAGGGTAGTGGATGTAAATTCCACTTCGCGTTCAAATCGTGATTTGGATCCAGGAAGGTCGTCTGGTTTTAAACAGACAAATAAAGTATGAAAGGGTGTCGAAGTAAGATGACCGAGTGCACAGCCATAGGTATGTGCTAATAATGCACTCACTGATAGGGCTCGTAACACCGTTGATTTTCCTCCCTTATTAGGACCAGTGAGCAGGGCATGACGCTTCTTCGAGAAGGTGGCTGAAATCGTTTTACGAGTTGTAAGAGGAACATGGAAATCAAATGTATCAACGGCTTTGAATAC